CCGGCCGCGCCGGACGGCCGCAGCGGCATGCGCCCGGGCGTCGGCGGCTTGGCCACCGGCTCCGGCAGCATGAGGTAGGCCTCCTCGACCGCGCCGCCCCAGCGCTCGATGGGGACGTTGTGGTAGATCCACTGCACCATGCGCGTGAAGCGCGGGTCCTTGACCTTGGCCTCGAAGTGGGCGTCGTTGACCGCGTAGCGGTCGTTGACGGCGCGCACGTCGACGTCGATGGCGTGCTTCGCGGCTTTCTGCACCGCCTCGGCCTGCGCGCTCATGTCCTCGTTGCGCTTGGCCAGATCCGCGCGGCGCGCGTCGCCGGCCCGCCACTGCGCGACCTGCAGCGCGTACTCGCGGTTGATGTCGCCGTCCTCGACCGCCTTGACGAGGTCGGGGTGGGCGGCGATGGGGTCGACGAAGCCGGGCAGTTCGCGGCCGATCTGCGCTCCCAGCCACTGCAGTTCGGCGAGCATGGAGTCGAACGCCTGTCCCATGCGCGCCGGGTCGCGCGAGTTGATCGCGCCCAAGTAGCCCAGCGCGGCGGACAGCTGCTGGTTGGTCGAGCCGGTGTCGTTCAGCACGCGGTTCCAGTTGTCGAAGCGCTCGGCCTTGTCGCGCAGCGGCGCGACCTCCTCGGGTTTCGGCCGCTTGCTCAACTCGCGGATGCGCGCGGCGGCCTTGGACTTCGGGTCGATGCCGTCGGCGGCGATGGCCGCCTCGACCGGGTCGACCTTCTTCGGCTTGGCGGCGGGAGCGGCGGCTTCCGGCTCCTCGCCCTCGGGTGGCGGTTCCTCGCCCTCGTCGTCGGCGGGCGGGGTTTCGCCGGGCGGCGTGTTCATGCCCTGCCGGAACGGGGATTCGCGCGGGCCTTCGTCCTCGCCTTCCTCGCCGGACGGCGGGGTGCCGGCGTCGCCGCCGGGTGGGGTCTGCTGCTCTTCGCCGCCGGTCGGCGGGGTGTCGTCGTCTTCGGGAAACATGGGTCGTGGCTCCTCAATGTATACAATGCCGCATCAGCGCGGCGTTTACACGGTCGGTGCGCCGGCCGCCGGGTTCGGCGGCGCGGCCGGGATCGGGGTGAGCGGGGCGAGCGTGACCGGCGGTGCCATGGGTGCCGGCGGCGCGACCGGCGGCGGCAGCGGCAGCGTGGCGGCCGGGGAGCGCGGCAGGAAGCGTTCGGGGTCGATGGCCTCGCCGGAGCGGCGGATGGTCTCGGCGATCAGTTCCTCCAAGCAGTCGGCGATGTCGTCGGGGGTGCTGCCGCGCAGCTGGCCGATCTGCACGACCGACTGCTGCAGCACGGGCAGCAGCATGGCCCACGTCTGGCGCTGGCCGACGGTGTCGGGCTTGCCGGTCGAGCCGGCCTTGATGGTGACCTCGACCAGCCGGCCCAGTTCGTCCGGCGTCAGCTGTGGCCACAGCGCCCACGGCCCGGCCATCTCCTGCGCGTCGGCGAGCGCGACCTTCTGCACCGCGACTTCACTTGTATACAATGCCAACTCTTCCAGCGGCGCGTCGATGCCGTCGCGCATGAAGTCCGCGCGCGCGTTCGTGCCGGTCTCCTGTATCTGCGCTTCCGTGGCCGTCTTCGGCGTCTGGATGGTGGAGGCGAGCGCCTCCTGTATCCCCCACGCGCGCTCGATCTCGGCGCGCTGCTGCTTGTCGTCGTACAGCGCCTCGTCGACCTTGGCGTAGACGATGGGGGCGAACGCGGAGGCGATGTTCTCGCCGGGCTTGGTCGGCACGAGCGGCACGAACTCGCCGATGCCGCCGGCCATGAGGCGTTCGAGTTGCGTCTTGTCGTAGCGCGTGGCGTCGACGCCGACCTTGGGGATGGAGCGGCGGCGGTGCTCGGCGCGGTTGCTATACAGACGGTTGACGTCGTCGAGGATGTCCTGCGTGCGGCGGATCAGCGAGTCGGGGTGGCGCTCGCCGTTGACGTCGATGACGTTGGCCATGAAGAACGGGTAGAAGCGCGTGGTTTCCGGATCCGGCGGCCACGGCTCGCAGGCCCAAGCGTCGATGCCCTCGACCACGGTGTAGACCATGTTGTCCTCGCGGCACCAGACTTCCCACGCGGCGATGCCGGACTCTTTCGTCTGCGTGCCGGTCTTGCTGGCCGCGCCGTAGCTCGTCTGCGAGGTGCCCCACGACTGGTTGGTCGTCCAGCGGCTGTCGGCGTCGGCCGGCGTGACGTCGCGCTTGGGATCGAGCGCGCGGTCCTCGCGGCCCTTCTTGGGATCCTTGGGCTTGCGCCGGTAGTACGCGGTCGCCTTGTCGAGTTTCTTGGCGATCTTCGGGAACTTGGTCTCGGCCTCCTCGCGCGGCATGCACACGCGGTGCGCGATCCACGGCGCGTCGAGGTAGAACTCCAGACTGAGCACGTCGGGGGAGACTTGGATGTCCTCGGCGTCGACGTAGTCGATGGCGAAGCCGCGCGCGAGCGTGATCTTCTGCGCCTGCAGCCCGGTCAGTTTCTGCTGCAATTCGCCGCGCAGTTCCTCGGGGTCGCCCTCGTCGCCTTCGGCGAGGTCGGCTTGGTCCTCGGTGATGCGGTCGAGCAGGGCTTGGGTGTCGTTGATCGCGCGCAGCGTGATCGGATCGTAGCCGTCGCGTTCCTGCCACGTCGCCTTGAGCCAGCCGAGGCCGATGGTGAGGGTCGAGCCGACCACCGGCTTCATCGCCTGCTTGAGCCGTCCCTTCTTCCACAGGGTGTTGACGACGATCTCGAGCGTCTCGGCGAACTGCTTGGCTTGCGCCAAGCGCTGCCGGAACGGGGCCATCAGCTGCACGGCGCGCTGCTTGGCCAAGACGGCCGTCATCTGCTGCGTGGCCTGCTGGCGGATCGCGTTCGGGTCGGGCATGCCCATGGGCGGCGCTCCCGGCGGGCCGGCTCCCGGCGGGCCTCCGGGCGGCGCGGCCCCGGGCGGGCCGCCCAGCATGCCGCCGACGGCCGAGGCGATCAGCGCCTTGCCCATGGCCTGCTGCACGGCCTGTTCCCCGGCCTGCGCAATTTGCATTTGTATACCGGGGTCCGCCGCCATCTCGCGCTTGGCGATGTCGAGCAGGTCGGCCTGCGCGGGCGGGTTGGTCGACGGGGCCGGCACGATGTCCAGATCCGGGTTGCGCGCGTACAGGAACGATTTCAGGATCTGGATGTTGGTCGGCGCGACCGGCACCGGCACCTCGAACGCGCCGGGTTCGTTGCGCGCGAACGAGCGCGCGAGCGCGTAGCCGGTGCGCGCGTTCTCGTCGAACTTGCGCGCGTCCTCGATTTTGCGTCGCCACGCCTTGGCGGCCTCGCGCTCCTCGGGGGTGACCTCGGGGTCGGCGGTGTCGATGGCTTGGCGGAAGGTCTGGCGCGGCGCGGCCGGGGGAGGAGACTTGCCGTTGGTCTTGCGTCGGGTTGCCATGCTTCACCTCACGGCCAGACGATCCAGCCCCGGATGCCGGCGTCGCGCAGCGCGGTCAGGCAGCGGCCGATCAGCGCGGTGGCGGCTTCGTCGTCGACGAACTGCGCGTCGTGCGCGGCGACGACGAGGAGCCGCAGGCAGTTCGCCATCTCGCGCTGCAGCGCCATGTCGGCGCTGTCCTGCAACACCTGCCCCACCTGTTCCCTCCAGTCCGCGTCCATCAGCGCCAGCGCCTCAGGCGTTCGAGGTCGGTCATCTGGCGCACGCGCTCCTCGTACTCCAGATGCTCGACCGAAAACGGCACGATGTGGTGGGCCGCCTTGGCCTCAGGCTCGCGCGCCTCCCAGATCTGGTCAAGCCCGCGACCGATCAGGCCGCAGGTGTCGAACGCATCGGCCTTGCCGGCGGGGAACGCGCACAGCATGTCGATCAGGCGGTCGCCCCACGCGCACTCGGGCACGTGGACCGTGCGCGCGTTGACGCGGCCGATGAAGGCGCGGCACTTGGCCAGCTTGTCGCCGCCGGTCGGCAGGATCACGCGCTGCACCCAGCAGGACTTCTTGCGCTGCTCGGCGCGCACCGCCGGCCCGATGGCGTTCTCGATCACGCCGCCCTCGCCGAACCAGATGTCCGGGTTGTT